AAGGAAAAGCACGAGTTATCATTGGGCCTTTTCCATCAGTAAAATCTCGATATTCACAAAACACCATGCGTTGATACATTTCATCAATGTTAAATTTTATATATTTCATATTTTCCCTCTATGTTTTAATAATATATGTTAGTACAGATGTTGGTATAGTCACTCCATGAGTATGTCCAGTTGCAGTTACGGAATTAATAACAGTTATTCCACCTGCATCTTTTGCGCCCACAGACACCTCCACTGTACCTGTTGAAAGTGTTGCTGAACCTGAGTCTGTTGTCACTTTAGACGAAGCTGCTAGAGATCCGTTTTGGCCTGCTAAACCATTGTTATCACCAGTTCCTGCGATCATTCTGTCTCTTAGATCAGGCACATTAAAAGTAGTAGAGCCATCTCCAGCTCCATAATTTGTACTTGTGATAGCAAATAGAGCAGCATAAGTAGTTCTATTATATGCTGAACCATTACATCTTAGCCAGCCTGCTGGTATAGTAGTGCTTGGCCATGCTATTACAGATCCTGCAGGGAGTAAAGGAGCTACATCAGTATCTGTGCCCTGTATGGTAGACTGTGACACTAAATTTGCTGATACAGGAGCATACTTATTATTTTGGTCAAAGATACTCAACCCTGCATCTTCGGCTTCACCTCCATGAAGTTTTACTAATGACACGTTCGATGTTGCATTAGCTGATCCAAGTAATATAGAAGTATTTGTACCGTCTGCTGAACTTATTTTTAAATGAGCATTCTGTCTATTACCAGGCGAAGAAGTAATTGCGGGTATCGCACCATTAATTGAGATCGGAGAGTTTAAATTTATTCTATCAGCAGTAACACCTCCAATAGCAATCATAGTATTTACGACTGAACCATTAGTAGGGGGTATTCCGACATCAATAAAATCTGCGGAAGTTCCTGCATTGCCTTTTGCTAGGTAAAGTCTTGCATTTGCTGCTAAGCCCACATCGGCACTAACAGTGGTTGTCAATTCTCCAATTTCATAATGAGTAACGTTAGCCATCATAGCAACGATACCATTTTCTACTCTAGTACCAATACCTACTCTTGTAAAATTTCCTCCAACCTCAGATGATTTTTTATGTGTTGAATCAGAAATATATAGTGCAGACACATTTGAGTTAGCCATGTGAAAAAGCATACCATCTTGTTCACCAATTCCGTCTCCTGATGCAGTTATATTAGTAGTTGAAGGTGTTGCAGATGATCTAAAATTAGTTAAAAGAGAACGAATTGCATTATTAAACTGCGAGCGAGCAGTATTCAAAGAGGTTCCAGATGTTGGTTCAATGTAGGTATTTGAATCTACTAATGACATTTATACTCCTATCGCTGTCACCATAACTGTAGCAGTGCTATTAGCATTATATTCACCAGTACCATCAGCTGCAACTAAACGAAAACTAACAGACTGATTAGAAGCAGCTGTTGTTACAGCTATAGCAGGATTAGCAACTGCATCTTCCTGAGTTAAGACTGCATACGAAATAACAGGTCTATTTAAAAACCCAGCTGATGCAAACGAAACAATTTTTGGTTGACCGTCATATGTTGCTGTATCGGTAAAAGTTACGGTATCTTTTTCTATACTATACCTAAATTTATCAATTGTAAAGTCAAATTCATTAGGTTTTGAATTGTTTAGGATAATTTTTAATTGGAACTGTCTAAAGGTTCGAGAACCAGCTTGATATGATTGAAAACCATCATTAACAGAAGATCCTACAAATTGGGTGATATCTACGTCTCCCTCTGCTCTATCGTTAACTCCTGTTGAAGCATAAAGAGCAGTATTATCTGCAGTTGTTGTTCTAATTAATACTTGAGAAGTAACAGCACCTAAAGTTCCTGCAAATGTTTCTGATGCTCCGGTATCAGAATATTGAGTAAAATTAACAAGTTTATAAGCGTTGCCCGCTACAGTAACGTTTGCAAAAGCATTAGAACCAGTCGGGTCTCCATTAGCAAAAAAAGATGCTCCTAGTTGAATAGAGTCAGAATCTATAGTGCCTGCAATCAAAGCATAAGAATTAGCATTTGAATAATCTCCCTCGTCTAATACTCCACCGCTCGTAAAAGTAGTGAAAGCAGTAGAATCTAAACCAGTAGCAAGCCCCGAGTCTTCAAATAGATCTACTGTTGTTGCGTCAATTCTTTTTGCAAAGAGTTCTTTATTATTTATCTCAGTCATACCTTGAACATCGTGTACAATAATTCTTGTACCTGGAGCAGTTGTTGTAGAGATTCCATGTTCAGAACCTGTTGTTGTAACTCTAGCAGTAGATGCTTTAGTAATGGCTGAAATGGTAGTCGCATTACCTGTAAATTTACCTGTATCTAAAATTGCAAAAACGTTTCCACTCGTTCCTCCAGTCATTAAAGTTTGATTATTGGAATCAAAACGAGGACTAATAACAGAGACGTTTGATACTCCTAAAACGTGCCCAATGCCTCCAAAATCTACATCTTTTAAAATATCCGTACCTGTAGATGTTTCTGAAACTCCAGATAAGTACTCTTCAAAAAGATCATTATATGTTGTTTTGATTTCCTGACTTGATTCGAAATCTACAAATACTGAACCTGTAATTGTAGCTCCAAAATCTCTAATTTTAGTTACATAAGTTGCGTCATCGATCGCTAATAGATCAGTCGGAGAACCTCCAATAGCTGAAAAACCAGAACTAGTGCCATTAGAATTATCAGTTTGATTACCATCAGCAACAACAGTCCCTCCTGCAACAGAATCTGTAAATGAAGGGAAGTTTGATTCGCCTGCGTTAGTATTAGTTATAATAGTAAAGTCCACTGAAGGAGAGTCTTCATTGTAGGCTGCAACCACAGTTGATCTATCAGGTCTTGTAGTAATAAGAGTAATTCCAACAACACTTTCACTTAAATTACCGCTAGTATCTCGTGTTCTTGCTAAATACGTAAATTCTCCAAAAGTATCAATCGGAATAGATTTTCGTGCAGTTCCTGCTGAAACAGTAACTAAAGGTTCTGAAGCAACAAAATTTTCAACTGTTGCCTCAACAGTTCCAGGAGCTCTTCTAACGACTACCTCTTTTAAGTCTAGATCTGCTAAATCTCCATTTGATGATCTTTCGTATTGCCAAAGTAGAGTTATTTGATCAGTATTTTGACCGCCAGTAAAGTTAAAAATATTAGCAGGTTTCGCTGTTTTACCGATAATAGCTTTATTAGCAGTAGAAGTAACTCCTCTAATAGATTTATTTAAAGGAGTGACTCTAAAAAAGATTTGATTAGTATCACTACTAGTTCCTCTATTAATTCCTCCAACAGTAAATCTTATTTTACCATCATCATCAACACCAGTAGCAGGAACTTTGACAGTGTTAAATGCAGTTAAGTCGCCACCTCCATCATCAGTACCAATGTTGTCAACGTTGTCTAATCTATAAGATATCTCATAGTCAGTAACTTGTTGTCCTGTAAGGTGATCAAAAGAACAAGTGGCTCTTACAGCAACCCCTCCAGTTTGTTCACGATATAAAGACTCACTGATAGTTAAAGCAGTTACCTTTTGAATCGGTATATCAGCAACAGTAATAGATTTAGTAGTAAAAGCACTTAATCTTCCTAAAGCATTTCTATTTCTTGCTCTCACTGATGTAGTTCCTCGTTGAAGATCTTCTATTACTAGATTTTCAGAGAGAAAGCTTTTTTCAAACTCACCACCGATTTCTATGCTATAAACTCTATTATTACCTAAATTAAATGTTCCTGGTATTGTAGTTTGATTATAGTCTACAGTAGCAGCATTCCCTGATATATTTCCTAGACTTCCTGTTGGGTCTTGTGAAATATTAGTAAAACTGAAACCTAGTGCATTAATAGTAGGTGTGGTAGCTAATTCAATTCTATATATCGAATTGGCAGTAAGAGCTGCGTTATAGGTAGGACTCGCTGGATCATAAGAAGTTTTTGTAACGCTGTAAGTATTATTAAAAGCTAACTCAACATTATCTCCCAGTTCAATTACAGGAACTGTATAATGGTCAATTTTTGTTCTGTAAACAGTTTCTCCTGAAAGCGGAGTGTAGTTAATATTTGCGTCTCTTGCATTATCAGAGTTTAAATTAACAGTAAATTGAGAAGCTGATTTTTCTATCCCATCAATAAAGAGTTTTACAAACTCTGCACGTCGTGGCTCAACCTGAAGAGGTATATCATTAACAACACCAGAAGTTAGGTCCCCAGTGTTAGAGACTATCATCTCAGAACCTCCAACATAAAAACTATTATTAGAATAGTAACGAGAATCTAATAATTGATTTAGTTTTATGTAAAAA